AACAGATGCGGCGAGATGGTAAGGTGCTGTACGCCATCAAGTACACCTGGTGGCTGCTGCGCTACGGTTATAAAATGAACCCTTACGAAGTCGAGGCACGAGCCGCTGAACAACCTTGAAAGACAAAAATGACTCAAGAAGCCTTCCAACCACTTGGCCTGACAGTTAACTTTACGGGCGCAACCAGTGCCCCAACAGCTGTACAGCCTGGCCCATCCAATGTGGTCAACACCAATTATCGGTTTGTCAATGTTGGCGCGGTAACTGTGTTTTTGGGCACGGGAACATCGTCAGCGTTGGCTGTAACAGCAGCATCGACAACCACGGCTATCCCCCTGGTAGCTGGCGCTGTTGAAATAATGAGTTTTCCTGCGGGAACATTCTTTACAGGCATTACAGCATCCAGCACCGCGGTGGTCTACGTTACGCAGGGCCAAGGGCTGTGACAACCCCCCAGGATATCATCAACCGGGCGCTAAAAGACGTTGGCGCTCTAGCAGCTGGTGAAACCCCGGCGGCAGCTGATTCGGCAGATGCGTTCGATATGCTGAACGATATGTGCGCTCAGTGGTCAAACGAAAACATGATGGTCTTCTATAAGACTGAAATCATTTTTCCAACGGTTCCCAACCAGGTGCAGTACACCATCGGCCCAGGTGGTCAGGTAGGTGCATCGTTTACAGGCTCAATTGCTGCCACCACGTTGACTGTTACTGCCATCACCTCGGGCGCAATTGCCATTGGGCAAACCTTGTCTGGCTCTGGCATCACTGCTGGCACCACCATTGTGGGCTTTACAACGGGCGCAGGCGGCAATGTGAACGAGGCAGGCACCTACACCGTCAGCATCAACCAAACAGTGCCCAGCACCACGATTGCAGGCTACTATGAGCGTCCCCTAAACATTGAAAGCGCCTTTGTGCGGATTGCTACCATGCAGGGCGGCAGTCCAATTGCTGGCGGTTACCTAGACTACCCTGTGGCTATTTTGGGGGCAGAAGAATACCAGAGCATTGGCATCAAGCAGCTGAATGGGCCGTGGGCTAAGGCCATTTACTACCAGCCAAGCGAATTGCTGGGGACAATCTTTGTCTATCCCAACCCGAGCCAAGGTGAGTTGCATCTGTTTACTCAGACCATCTTTCGGCAGTTCAATGGCTACACCGACTCCATCCAGCTGCCGCAGGGTTACAACAATGCGCTGCGGTGGTGCCTGGCAGAACGGTTGATGCCCATGTACGGCAAGACAAACACCACAACAATTGCCATGATCAACGCATTTGCTGCCCAGGCCAAGGCCACAATCAAGCGCACCAATATGCGCCCCCCCCAAGTTTCACGTTATCCTGATTCCCTGATGGTTGGCAAAGCCAAAGATGCTGGGTTTATCATGGATGGCGGTTTCCGTTAAATAGGATTAAATTATGACTACCGTTGCCATCTCCGGTCTGCCCGTTGCCACCGTCATCAACGCTGCTGACATTGTTCCTTTTGTCCAAGCTGGCACAACCAAGAGCATCAGCAAGACGTTGCTGTTCACTAGCCCCACGATGGTTACGCCTGCGCTGGGGACGGTTGCCAGCGGGGTTATTTCTGCTTGCACCAGTACCAGCATGGTTATGGTCACTCCAGTGCTTGGTGCAGCCACCGGGACTAGCTTGGCAGTAACTGGTGCAGTCACATCATCTGGCACGGCAGGCGTAGGCTACGCAACAGGCGCTGGCGGTGCTGTAACTCAAATAACCAGCCGAACCACAGGCGTGACGCTGAACAAAACAGCTGGTTCTATTACTTTGGTGAGTGCAGCAGGATCACCTACTCTTGCATCTTTCACAGTCACGAATAGCACAGTTGCAGCAACTGATGTAATTATTATCAATCAAAAATCAGGAACTGATTTATATGAAATAGCCATTACCGCAGTGGCAGCAGGTAGTTTCCGAGTTTCATTCTTTTCACTTGTTGGTACAACAACTGAGCAACCAGTTTTCAACTTTGCAGTGATTAAAGCTGTAGCTGCTTGATATGCCAGATTTTGGTTTTGTCGGGACTTCCTACGAAGCCCCGTCCATTTATCAAGATGCTCAAGAGTGCATCAATTTCTTTGCTGAAATTGACCCTCAAAAGCAGCCTGGGGAGCGTGGCGTTGTAGCGCTGTACCCAACCCCTGGCCTGACCTTGCAAACGCAGCTGGCGGTGGCAGAGGTCAGAGGGTTACACGCAATGTCGGGAGAGACAATCCTGATTGCGGTTTCTGGCTCAAGCGTGTATTCAGTCAACACCAGCATGGTGGCAACCTTAATCGGTACGCTGCTAAGCAGCACTGGCCCAGTGTCCATTAGTGACAACATCACCACCAACAACGGGTTGACTGCCTACATCGTGGATGGTGCGAACCGCTACACCTGGATTGCAGCCACAAACACTTTTGCAACCCTGTCTAGCGCTGATGGCCCTTGGCAGGGCGCAAACGTCACTGACCAGGTTGACAACTATTTCCTCTACAACGAACCAGGAACGCAAAACTGGGCCTGTAGCGACCTTGGCCTTGCCTCATCATCTTTGGCGCTTTACGGCACTGCTGATGGCTCGAGTGACCTGTTGGTGAGCCTTATTGTTGACCGCAGGCAGGTCTACCTGTTGGGTGAACGCACGACAGAGGTTTGGACTGACATTGGCAACGTGATAACTGGCATCACCACCTTCCCGTTTCAACGGGTGCAAGGCACCAGCAGCCAGAGTGGAATTGCTGCGAGGTTTTCTTTGGCCCGGTTTGGCAACAGCTTTGTTTGCGTGGCTCGAGACACTCGGGGCGATGGCACCATTGAGATGATGGAAGGTTACACCTGGGTGCGAATTTCTACCCATGCAGTTGAGCAAACTCTCATCAACCAATACATTTCTGACGCCATCGCCTACACCTACCAGATTGAAGGCCATGAGATGTACGTTGTTACATTTCCAAGCATCAATTTGACATGGGTTTATGATTTGTCCACCAAAAGCTGGCACAAATGGCTGGCGTTCGCAAATGGCGTCTACAGCCGCCACAGGTCAAATTGCGGTGCATTTTTTAACAGCAGATACATTGTTGGAGACTACCAAAACGGCAAGCTCTACAGCATTGAGAATGATGTTTACACCGAAGACGGTGCCACCATTCGCAGACTGCGCCGAGCGCCTCATTTGGTTGCAGATTTCCAGCGCCAATACTTTGATGAACTGCAAATCCAATTTCAACCAGGCGTAGGGCTTGGGATCACGCCAGAGCAGACTGCTGATGGCATCATTACTGAATTGCTCAACGTCCCACCAGCTGGGCCAAGCTACCAACTCGTTGCTGAGTTTGACTGGGAGTATTTGGTGACTGAGGCCGGGGATGAGATTACGACTGAGGCAGGCGATGGGTTTGAATCCTTGGTGACGTTTGCCTACAGTGGCCCAAATACCGCAGGCGCTGAGATAGTCACTGAGCAATATCCTGCGACACCAGGCTATGACCCCCAGGCCATGCTACGCTGGTCAAGTGATGGCGGCAGCACCTGGTCAAGTGAGCATTGGACATCAATCGGCAAGATGGGCCAGTACAGCAACCGGGCAATCTGGCGGCGTTTGGGCTTTGGGCGTGACCGAGTGTTTGAAGTCAGCATTTCAGCGCCTGTGAAAGCCGTAATTATTTCAGCCAACTTGAAAGCATCAGCAGGGGATAACTAATGGCTACTGCTATCCCCAACAGCAACATCAACATCCCGTTTAGCACGTTTCTAGACCCAATCACGGGCAGGCCAAGCCAGGAATGGTTGATGTGGTTGATGAACCCCAGTTTTATTAGCGCTAATTTGAGTGGTGCATTGCCAGTTGCCAGCGGCGGTACGGGGTTGACCACAATTCCCACTAACGGGCAGCTGTTGATTGGCAACGGCACGGGCTACGCCCTGCACACCCTGACCGCCAGCACAGGCATTACTGTAACCAATGGCGCAGGCACCATCACGGTGACCAACAGCCTTCCAGACCAAACAGTGGTGCTAACGGGAGCTGGCACAACGGTTGTAACAGGGACTTACCCAAGTTTCACAATCACCAGCAATGATGCGTTTGTGGGCACGGTAACGTCGGTTAGTTGGACAGGCGGTATTGTGTCGGTGGCTACGCCAACCACCACGCCAGCATTTACTGTTGCTGGAACCAGTGGCGGCGTACCGTACTTTTCTAGTGGCACAGCCTGGGCTTCCTCTGGCGTGTTGACTGCAAGCAGGATAGTGCTGGGGGGCGGCGCTGGCGCTGCGCCTACGGTATTGGGCAGTTTGGGGACGACCACAACAGTGTTGCACGGCAATGCTGCTGGTGCGCCGACCTTTGGTGCGGTGTCTCTGACAGCGGATGTCACTGGAACCCTGCCAATAGCCAACGGCGGGACGGGTACAACATCTACCACCTTTGCCAGCCTGACAACCAATGTATCTGGTATCCTTCCCGTAGCAAATGGTGGCAATGGCCTGGGCGCTGCCTACACCGTGGCAACTCTGCCAGCAGCTGGTACGCAAGGCCGCAGGTCATGGGTAACTGATGCCTTGGCCCCAGCGTTTCTAGCGGCTCCAGTGGGCGGTGGTGCGGTGGTTTGCCCGGTGTTTGACAATGGCACGGCGTGGGTGGTGGGATGAGCCTGGTCACACAAGTCACCAGAGAGCAGATCGAGCGCCTGCAAACTGAGATGTCAGTGTTGCCACAACTCGAGTTGGTGACCGAACACTCATTCTCGCCTGGGATGTACCTGCGGAAAGTCTACCGCCCAGCTGGGACGCTAATTGTTGGCAAGGTGCATAAAGAGCCGCATTTCTTTCTTTGTGCCAAAGGTGAAATAATTGCCTGGACTGAGGGCGGCATGAAACACTTGTACGCTGGTGATGTGGTGGAAAGCAAACCCGGCACCAAGCGGGTAACCTTGGCGGTGACTGACGCAATCGGGGTTACGATTCACCGCACTGACAAAACAGATTTAGATGACATTGAAGCTGAATTGATTGAGCCAGACACAGCAGCATTGTTTGACTCAGCAAATAAGCTCAAAATGAAGGAATTGATATGACTTTTCTTGCAGCAGCCTCATCATTAGGAACATTTGTGGCAGCAAATGCTTTGCCATTAGCAATTGGCGGTGGCGCAGTATTGGGCTACATGGGTTCGCAAGGGCAAGCATCAGCGGCTAAAGAAGGAGCGCAACTTCAATACGCTGCCACTCAAGATGCAGCAGCTAGACAGCGGGAGATGTTTGACATCCTCAATGCTCAACAGCTGCCATACCGCACTGCTGGACAAGGAGCGTTGACCAGCCTGCAAGATATGCTGCCGTACTTTACTGAGAAACAAGCCCCGTACCGACCGTTTACCGCAGAGGATTTGAAATCCAACCTAGCGCCAAACTATGAGTTTATGAAGCAGCAGGGTTTGGGGGCAACAGCGCAAGCTATGAATCCAGGCGGTGGCGGCAGCAACATTGATTTGGCACGAACAAAGTTTGCAGAAGATTACGCTGGCAATGCATACCAAAATGCTTTGGCAAACTATATGTCTCAGCAACAAAACATCTTCAACCAAGGCCAATCTGAGCGCACCAACATTTACAACAAATTGTCTAACTTGGCAGGCATTGGGCAGACCGCTACCACCAACATTGGCAATGTCGGCATTGGTACTGCTAATGCTCTTGGTCAGCTTGGAATTGGTGGTGCATCAGCCTTGGGTGCTGGCAACATTGGTGCTGCAAACGTCATGGCTGGTGGCCTGCAAGGAATCGGCAACGCTGCAACCTTGGCATCGATGCTCAGACCCCAGGGGACAGCAGCGCAGCCAGCAGTAGATTATTCTTTAGGGTCAGGGGCGCAAGGTTTAACATTAGGCGGCGGTAATCAAGGTCTTAGATTTACCCCAGCATAGGACAAAAAAATGGCTGATTTCAACATAACCCCAATTGGCAACACGGTTAAGCCCGTGCCTGGAATGTCGTTGTCTGACATGATGAACATGGCAACCAGCGCCCAGGCGTACCAGCAGCAGCGCCAGCTTAACCCGTTACAGCTGCAAGCCGCCGAGCAGACTGTTGAACAAGCACGGCAAATGAATCCATTGGCATTGCAAGCACAGCGACAAATTGTTGAACAAGCTGCCCAAGTCAATCCGCAATTATTGAAAAGTGCTACTGCTGCCGCAGGCACTGCTCAATTAGGTGAAGAATCAGCAGGCTACGATGTAGCTAGTAAAAAGGTAAACATTGTTGCTAACAGGCTTACAGCACTCATAAACAACCCTTATGTTATTGCTGCTGAAAAAGACCCAAACTCAGTTTACCCAGATGGTTTGTCTAATTTGTTGCAAAGTTATGGAATGACCCAAGCCAAAGAAATGGGCATACCAATTGACCAGGCTGCTCAGTTGATACAACCATATCTTGAACAAGCTAGAAACAGGCCAGGTGAATTGAGAACTTTTTTAAAAGATAAATTGTTAGCTACTCTTGATGTTGGAAGCCGTGTCAGCGCAATGGCACCAACAGGAATAGCAGTAAACACAGGCGCTGGTGGTGGAACTGTCAACACCAATATTTTTGCAGGTATGCCTCAAGGTGCTGTAATTCCAGGAACTTCTTTTGTACAGCAATTGCCACCAACAACGCAAGGGGTTGCTGCTGAAGGCCAGTTCCCTGACGTCCCTGCTGGCACACCATATTTGCTTGGCCCACAAGGGTCTGTTGGTACACAAGGCTTTGGTGCTGGTGCGCCTGCGCCGAGTAATCGCCCTGCTCTAGCTGGCCCTGGTGCTGCTGCGGCTCAAGTTGGTAGGCCGTTTGTCACAGGCCAAGCGCCAGGTGAGGGTGAGACACTTAAATCAAACGCAGCAACAGCAAGCGCAGATTGGGCAACTACATCTACAGATGCAACTGTTGCTCAACAAAGAATTGCAACACTACAGAAAATTAGGCAGCTGGCTCCTGAAGCGTTTACAGGTGTTGGTGGGGCAAGAAAAGAATTGATAGCAGGAATTGCAAATGCAATTGGTATGACTGCTTATGAGGCAGAAAAAACAGCTACTGATGAATTAAGAAAAAATGCTAACTTATTGGCATTGGCAGGCGGCAACACTGATGCTGCACGAGCGTTGGCAGAAATGGCTAACCCCAACACAAAGATGAACGCCCAAGCAATTAAAGAAGTGGTTAACCAGTTAATTGGCATTGAAAGCATGAAAGCTGCAAAAGCCAAATACTTAGGCCAGTATCGAAACACGCCAGACAATTACATTCAACAACTTGCTCAATTTAATGACATAGCCGATAGCAGACTTTTCCAAGAAATGACTAGAGAAGATGTAGCCAAGATGAAAGCCTCACTATCTGAAGCAGAACTAGCTGAATTGTCAAGAAAAATTAGAGTAGCCAAAATTATGGGAGTTATAAAATAATGGCAACCCTTGCTGAACTTTGGGACGATACACCAGCAGCAAAGCCGTTACCTGCTGCACCAAAGCTGACGGTTGTTCCTGTTGCCCCACCACCAGCAGCACCAGCAGCACCAACCCCACCGCCTGCACCAGCACCAGCACCAGTCCTACAAGCTGTTCCTGCGCCACCGCCAATAGCAGCTGCGCCTGCGCCTGTGCCTGCCAGAGTAACTCAACAAGAGCAGCAAGCAAGAGATCAAGATGCCCTAGCAATACTTACGCAGGAATTAGCCAAAGCCGAGGCACAAGCTGCTGCTGGAAAACCAAGAGCCGTACAAGATGTTGCAGCAATAAAAAGAGAAATTACCAAACGGGGGTTTGCTATTCCCGTTGCTGTTGTTAGTGCGCCAGCTGCCGCTGCCTCTGCGCCACAAAAGGGTTCTGACGTTGGTTCTTTGGGCGATTTGTTTGACACAACAATTGCAGCAAATCAACCTGGCTCAGTGGTGCAAAAGCCTGTTGCAAAAACTGTTGGTTTTAGCATGGCTGGTCAACCATACCCTTCTGGTAGCGATGGCCCGATTTCCCTAGCTGCGCTAAAGCACTTAAAGAACCTGGGAGCCGCAACAGCATCATTGGCTGACACAACCATTGGCGGCATCATTCCTGGGATTGCTGGGCCTGTTACATATGCTGGTGCAAGGATGTTTGGTCAAACACCGGAAGAAGCAGCTGCCGCTGAAAAATCAGTTGTTGGAGCTTTAGAAAAACCGTTTGGAAAGACATTTGGAGTTGCTGAAACGGGGGCATACAAGGGTGAATTGAGCCGTGAAATTATGGATTTCATTGGCGCAAACATTGGCAAAGGCGCTAAATACATTTCTGAGAAAACTGGGATACCAGAATCTGATGTTGCCAACATGATGGGCACTGGCCTGGTTGGTGTTGCACCGCTGGCTGGCAAGGTAGTCAAACCCGTTGCTGGGGCTGTGGGAGAAGCCCTGTATGCAGCCACCGAGCCATTGGTCAGGGATAAGACTGTGCTTGCACAGCGCCCCAAGATTGAGCCTACCCTGCCACCGCAGCCGTTAGACGTTAACCTGCGCCCGGTTGAGGTGACGGTGCCTGGGCAAATGTCTGCCAAGATGCTTAGCGAGACTCAGGCAGCGTTTGAAAAGCGCCAACAGGCCGCTGCTGCTGCTCGAGCCGCCAACCCACCACCAGCTGCAACAACAGCGTTTGACATCCTGGGCGACAGAACAACCCCTGCTGGGCCTGCTGTGGCATTGCCTGCTGGCGCTGCGGCTGGTGCTGGGGCTACACCTGGCAGTGTTGGAGCAGCTGGCGTCCCAACCATAACAACAATTCAGCAAGCGCTTTTGGGTGCAAAGCCAGAATTGAAAGCCGTGCTAAGTGGTATCCCTTTTGAACAAACAAATGTGCCCACGTTTATGCGGCATATTGAAGCTGACAGTTTGCGAGTGCCTGTGCGTTTGACCGAAGGACAAGCCAGTGGCGATATTGTTAAATTATCAAACGAACAAAACAGGCGTGGTAAAGACACTCAGTTTGCACAACGGTACAACGAACAAAATAGACAGTTAATAGAAAATATAGACGAAATCCGTGGTGGTGCTGCGCCTGATGCTTACGGCACAAAGATCATAGAAAACAGCCAAGGCATCATTGATGCTTACAAAACCATTGACACTGCCCGTAGTGAAAAAATTAGTGCAGCATACAAAGCCTTGGAAGATGCAAATGGCGGTCAATTTCCAATTGATGGCATCACGTTAGCAAAAAACGCAGAGACAATGCTTGGCAAAAAGTTAAAGACAGAATTTTTATCACCATCAATTAAATCCCAACTTGAACGGTTTAAATCTGGTGAGCCAATGACGTTTGAAAACTTTGAAGCTATGCGTACCAATCTGGCAGCAGAGATTCGCAAAGCAGAACGCTCTGGCGATGGTAATGCTGCAATGGCATCAAGCATTGTGCGTGAGGCGTTAGAGCAGCTGCCGTTAACAGGCCAAGCCGCTGGAAAATTAAAACCGTTGGCTGATACTGCCCGAGGTTTGGCAAAAGAACGCTTTGATATGCTAAAAAAAGACCCGGCCTATAAAGCGGCAGTAGATGATGTTGTGCCAGCAGACAAATATTTACAAAAGTTTGTTGTCAATGGCGTAAACAAAAACATTGCTACGATGGTCAACCATCTTGGCAAAGACTCGGTAGCGCATCAGCACATGGCCTCTGGCACAATAAACTATTTGAGAGATAAAGCTGGCATCGTAGGTGAAAACGGCAATTTTACACAAGCTGGATACAACAGAGCATTAAAAAATCTTGATGACGTAAAAAATCTGGAACAAATTTTTACACCAGAAATAGCATCAGAATTAAAAACTCTTGGCAATGTAGCACGTTACACACAAGAACAACCCCGAGGCGCATTTGTCAACAATTCAAACACCTTGGTAGCAGCTTTGGCAGAAAAAGCAAAACAAGGCATTGGTGCTGCCGCAGAAGGTGGATTAAATTACATTGCACCAGGCTTGCAGTTAGGCACCACAGTGATGGAAATGAGAGCAAGAAGGGCAAACGCAGCTGAAGTACAAAAATCTTTAGAACTTGGTGCAGGAGCTAGAAAGAAATGAGCCTTGAATCACAATTCACCAGCCATGAGGCTGTTTGCGCTGAGCGCTACGACCAGATCAACGCACGGTTAAAAAGGATTGAGGGCATCCTCATCAAGACCGCTGGAGTGCTTATCTTTAGTATGTCAGCCATCGTCTATGCAGGCCTCACGCTGCACAGGTAATCATGGAATTTTTCGAGGCACCAAATGAAAGCCAAGCTTACCTTCTTTGTCACACTGATGGTCAGCATGACCCTGTGTATTGTTGTTCTGTCAATGTCTGGTGTCATGTTGCTTGGACTGTTTGACGACAAGGTGGACAACAACAAGATTTTTGAACTTGTTGGCCCTGCATTTCAAACCATTGTCGGTGGCTTTATCGGCCTGTTGGCTGGCGTTAAATTATCACACGAGGACGAAAAGAAATGCTAACCCTACTCTCCACCTTAGTCTCCTTTCTGGCTGGCGGCTTGCCCAAACTGCTGGGTTTCTTCCAAGATCGCGCCGACAAGAAGCATGAGATGGCAATGGCACAGTTGCAGATTGAGCGTGAACTGGAACTACGCAAAGCCGGGTTTGAGGCGCAGCAGCGGGTGGAGGAGATAAAAGTCGAAGGTCAGGCAATCGAAGCCGAAGCGTCAGAACGAGCCGCACTGTACGCACACGACATAGCCATCGGTCAGGGAGCCAGTCAGTGGATGATTAACCTGCGCTCCGGTGTGCGCCCGATACTGACCTACGGATTCTTTGCCCTGTTTGCGTTTGTCGAGATCGGCGGGTTTGTCTACGCATGGCAACGTGACATTGCCTTTGACGTTTTGATTGCCAAGTTGTGGGACGCCGACACCCAGATCATCTTTGCGTCAATCATCAGCTTCCACTTTGGTGGACGGGCGTTTAAAGGTGGCAAGGATTGAAAGTCTCCGACCGCTGCAAGGAGATGATCAAACACCATGAGGGCGTGAGGTTTAAACCATACCGTTGCCCAGCAAAACTTTGGACTGTAGGAGTAGGCCATGTTTTATACCCGGCTCAAGGTGCTTTACCACTCGATCAAAGAGACGCTTTTCCGCTGGAACAAAATGATAACCGTACTTTTTCAGCGGGGGAAGTAGATGGAATCCTTAGTACTGATCTCCAGCGATTTGAGGTTGGGGTCGCCCGACTTTTTCCTGTGGTGCTTACCGCAGGTCAGAACGATGCTCTCGTCAGCTTTGCTTTTAATCTGGGTTTGGGGGGCGTACAGCGATCAACCCTCCGTCAGAAGGTTCTTCGGGGCGAGACGCAAGAAGCTGCCGACGAGTTCTTGAAGTTTACGAAGGGCGGTGGCAAGGTGCTGCCTGGCCTGGTTAAGCGCCGGAACGACGAACGGGCGCTGTTTCTTTTATAACCGCCCGATACGCCTCAATTGCATCTTTGAGGTCACCTCGCAGCTGCTCAAGCTGATCTTGCTGCTGCTGGAGCCGCAGGTAGGCGTCCAACGCAAACCTGTCAAGCGTTGCCCTGTCCCAAGTTGCAAAGGTAGGGGTCATTTAGGGTACGGGCAATCATCTGGCACAAACGCCAGGCAGTGGACAGCAGCGTACTTTGTCCTGCTCTGGACCCAACGATCAATGTAGGTGTCAGGCATCAGCGCCAGGCTGCGGCTGATTTGGGATGGCCCAATGTTAAGCGCAAGAGCCAGCTCCAAAGCAGTCATGCCATCCGGCGCCTGGTCCAAGGCGTCCCTAATCTTTTTTGAGATTACCACGGCGCATCCTCATGGTTGTCGGGGTTAAACGGGATGGGCGGCATGGGCCTGTTCGGGGGCAATTCAGTGGGGAAGGGCCAGTTATCCATTGTTGCGCTCCTTGAGTTTGGCTTCAATGTACTCACGCAGTTCGTCAATCTCTTCTTGTAACCTCTTTTGAATCATTGAGTTACTAATCATCCCGCTTTGATGTTCGGGGTGTTCGTCACAGCGTTGATAGAAGTCTTTTATGTCTTCGTATTTCATGTGTTCTTCTCCTTGAGTGAATTTTGAATGTCTTTTGCCAAAACCATTAAGGCAGGCATTTGGTCGTAACTGGGCCACCAAGAGGCAAGCGCCCTGATCTCATCATCCGTCAGCCCAACCCACGGGCGCTGTGCTGCTTTCCACTCCGCAACAAAGGCAATGGCGTCCAGCCCGTACTCAGCAATGATATTTTTAATGCCTTCCCACTCGGGTGGTGGCTTGGCCGCCTCGTACCCGCAACGGTAAAAATACTTCTCTGCACTCTCACTCGTGTAAGTTTGTGTATCGTCGTCTTCCTCGGCCATTGCCCGGCGCTTGGCTTCTGCCTCAATGCGCTCAAATTCGCTGTCTTCTGTATTCATGTCATTCCCCACAAATAACCCACAAGGCCAGCGATGCCTACCAAAGCAAACAGCGCCAGGATGCAGGTGGCAATTAGGTGCATCCAGTTTGCCAGCTCATAGTCTTCGTCATCGTTATCCATGATGTTTCCTTAAAAAGGTATGTCGCCATCATCATCTTTCGGCAAGCCCTGGTACTCTTTAGGCTTTGGGTCATTCAAGTATGCCCAACCATCCCAACCACCTTCTTTCAACGGGATAACGTCCAATTTAAGCATTTCTCCCCGTTGCGTCTGGATAATGCTTCCAATGCGTTGATAACGATTTTTTGTTGCACCTTGTGCGTTGGTGTATGTGCCGACTACGCAGCTAATTTCTTTTGAGATTGCCATGATTTTCCTTAGTAGGTATGTTGTTTGCTTATTTCTTGAATAACTTGGTCATAGTAGACCCGCGCTGCTTGAACCTTGATTTTGATCTTGTCTTCCAAAGCCACATCACGCTCATAAGGCACGATGGTCACTCGCAATTCCCGATTGATGTGGTCAACTTGGTGCAGCTGCTTGTTTTCCCAGCCAATCAATTCCTCTGGAGTTGAGACCAGGCAATAGGCAATGTCTGCTCGTGGCTTGTCCCAGAGCCACATATACGCCCGTAATTGCCATTCGTACCCGATATCTCTGCCCTGGTCAGACAGGACAGGGAAAGTGGTAAGGCACCAGCTGCTTTTGATGTCAATGATTTTGTCATCAGCAACAATGTCAGCCTCTCCACTAATCCAATCATTGTTTTTGCGCTCAATGTTTTTGGAATGGCTGGTCAGGTGGACAGCGTTGTAGAGGTCAATGGATTCGTCTTCCACTGCCAGCCCTTTGTCCATATATTTGCTGGTGACCCGTTCATCGTAGCCATAAATAAACTCTTTGGCTAACTTGGTGACGTAAGTCTTAGCCCCAACAGACAACTCATCTTTACCCTTGCCATCGGTCATGATTGCGCTTAATGCGCTGGCCCGAAACAGTATGCTCATAACTTTGCCTTTTGTGCGTCTTTGGCTTTAGTGATTTGTTCACGAAAGTTTTGGTCATCACCTACAGTTTTTATTCCCTTAAAAAATGCTTCTTTTAGTTGGTCATGCGTGGTGCATTCCGCAATGTCTGCCAGCAATGCTTTGACCGTAGCGTCAGACACTTTGGCTGCTGGTTTGCTGCCAGCATTGCCATCATCATCCTCTGGCGCTATTCCACAAGCCGCCATCAGGCTGTACCGCCTGGCATACGTCAGAGCAGAGCCGTAACCCTGGGGGTCATGCTTAGCAGCGGGAACGTGCAAGATGCCGCACTCGAGCATTTCGCCGCTTTCATGCACAAACATGGTTTCCACCATGACGCCATCGGTGCAGTCGTAGCATTTTTGTATCAACGCTATCCCGTTGTCGTTTAAACCGCCTATGACGGCCTCAACGCAAGCGGAAAGGTCAGCATAGCGTGACTTGAAATGCGGGTTTGTAGCGGTCTTTAAAGCAGGCCCAAAAGCCTTTTGTGCCCTGACCAGGGCAGTAGCAATCAGTTTCATACAGTCTCCTTTTGATTTAATTCAATTTCCAATTCCTTGCACCGTTCCTGAGCGTTTTCCAGCAAGTACGCCATTTCTCGCAGCGCACTGGTCAGCATCCCACATTCAAACGCCAGCCTGTCGGCAGGCTCTGCCCCTGCGTAAGATTTGGCAACAACAGCGTGTATGCCATCTAATATTTGATGAATGTTCATAGTTGCACCTTTGAAGTTTTTTTGCCACGTTTTGTGAAGCACTGCACAGCGCCATCGTCCAGCAGCCGCCAGCCTGCGTTTTCACCGCAAAGCTGCTGCGCTGCTGCCTCAAACCGCTGCTGGCGCTCCTGCTCAGTCTTAGCCGCCTTATAAGTTGCCACAGCATCCTGCGCTGCCTCGATCTCGCTAGGCCAGTCCAGGTAATGGCTAGTGCCCAGCACCAGGGCTATCAATCCCGCCGCCACCCAGTTCATGCCTCACCCCGCCCACGGCAGGTAGTGCACACAGCACCGTCAAACTCACCCTCACCGCTGCCTTCACAGGCTGGGCAAATGTCTGAGTCGCAAGGCTCACTGTCGTCAGCCATGTAGCTGGCAAGGTCTTCGCTGTAGTCATAGTCAATCATGATGTCCTTTCTGGGGCCGTAGCCCCGTTGTGTTTAGACCAGAGCCGCCTTGACTTTTGCAATCAGGTCAAGTGCATAAGAGTGGCGACCATTGACCCATGCGCCATTGATTTGTTTCTGGAAAAACGTGCAGCCTTTGCTGTCAACCAGTGCGCGGCGGGTACCGTGCTGGTAGGCCATTCCGTTTTTTGTGCTGTAGATGCTGATCATTTTGCTTCCTAAAAGACCCTGTGCAAAGTGCTGGGGAATGATGTAAGTATAAGTGTTTTCTTAACGCCACAAGCCCTTTTTAACTTATTTTTATATAAAATTGTTATTTAAAACATCAAAAACCAAACTTTTTTAACTTTAGAGCCTTAAGAAAATCCTATAAAATGCCAGGATGCAAACCCTTGAACAACTGAAAAAAGCGCATGATGACACGCTCGCCCAGGCTATCCAGAAGGCAGGCAGCAAGTCAGCATTGGCCCGTCTGCTGGGCGTGACACCGCCTGCTGTAGCACAGTGGCGCAAATTGCCAGACAAGAGGCTGGCGCAACTACAGGCAAGCAGGCCAGAATGGTTTGGTAAGTTATAATTGGTTAAACACGGCTAGGGTAGCTCCCGAAAAGACGATTCTGATACCGTCCTGCCACCAGTGTTTCAGTATCGGCAACCGACATCAGTAAGGTTACGCAGTGGCAACACTCACTCTCAAAAAGCCAAAATTTATTGGCAACAATCCCCTAGAAAACATTGCTTTAAAGTTTGTCGTAATGCGGCAGGCTAGGTCAGCTAAATCGTTTCGGTTTACTTGTTATCACGATTCATTTAATGCTGCAATGAAGGAAGCTACACGTTTGGCAAAAGCGTGTGATACCGAGCGATTTTTAGTGCTGCAAGTGCATGGTTGGGCCGACTGGAGGCCGTGATGCACTACTACCAATTCAACATTGGCGATTATCGAGCCGCTACAGCGCATTTGTCTAACGAAGAAGATTTGGCCTATCGCCGTCTTTTGGATATGTACTACGACACTGAAAACAAGATACCCCTGGATACCCAGTGGGTTGCCAAGCGGTTGCGAGTGGCAATAAAAGTAGCGGATGAAGTCTTACAAGATATGTTTGTTAAGCATGAGGATGGGTGGTTTCACGCCAAGTGTGATGACTTGATACAACACTACCACGCTATGGCTGAGAAAAACAGGGCGAATGGACGCCTTGGTGGACGCAAAAAGAACCCAGTGGGTATCCCAGTGGCTACCGACTCGCAACCCATCGCAAAGGCAACTATAAACTATAAACTAGAAACTAATAACCAAATAGATACCAATATATGTCCACCTGTCGGTGGCCCAGAGGTAAAAATTCCAGATTGCAATCATCAAGGGGTCATTGATTTGTACCACCAGCAGCTGCCTACCTTGCGCCGGGTTGAGGTTTGGAACGCTGCCAGGCAAGGCTACTTGAGACAACGCTGGCGGGAGGTGGCAACGGAACTGGGCAAAGACAAGCCGATCAGCGCTGATGCCGTTTTAGACTGGTTTGATGATTTTTTTGGTCACATCAACAAATCAAAGTTTTTGATTGGCAAGGTGAACAGCAAAGACGGGCGAGCGTTTACTGCCGATTTAGAGTGGATTCTGAAACCCAGCAATTTTGCAAAAATAGTGGAAGGAAAATATCATGGCGCTCACTAACTTCAAAAAAGAGGAAATTTTCGAAGGCAAATCTGACCTGCTTTGCAGTGTGGACGGCTGCACAAGCCGCTGGAGCGTGAGGATTGATGGGCAGCTACCGAAATGCAGTCATCACCAGTGGCAGCAGCCAAAGTACGGCAACACCAAAACCTACCAGCAATACCTGGCAGACAAAAACAGCCCTGGCGTGCCGCCTGTCAGCACCTAATACAACAAGGGGGCATGGTGAATGAGCTGGCTTTATTCGCAGGCGCTGGTGGAGGAATTATTGGGGGACACCTCCTCGGATGGAGAACAGTCTGCGCTGTTGAGTGGGAACCCTATCCCGCAAGCGTACTGTGCGCCAGACAAAATGACGGCCTTCTCCCGCCTTTCCCGATTTGGGATGACGTTCAAACCTTTGACGGCAAGCCGTGGCAAGGAATTGTTGACGTTGTATCTGGAGGATTTCCATGCCAAGACATCAGCTCCGCTGGGGGGGGGGGCTGGCATTGATGGAGAGCGCAGCGGGATGTGGCGAGAAATGGCGCGCATCATTCACGAAGTACGACCCCAATTCGTCTTTGTGGAAAACTCACCAATGCTCACTTCTCGGGGACTTGGAACCGTTCTTGGAGACTTGGCCTCAATGGGGTTTGATGCGAAATGGGGAGTGCTGGGAGCAGCAGACGTTGGCGCAAACCACCAGAGGAACAGGATTTGGATTGTTGCTACTTCCAACACCAACAGCATCATCAATGCCTTGCGAGGGGACAGTCAGGATCATGCGGAAAGCATGGGAGAGTGGAGAGTTCACGCTAGAGGAAGTTTCAGCAGTAGCCGGAAGGGATGTGAGGAAGTCACAGGGCAAAGTACCAATGTGGCCTACGCCAACAGTGCAGGACTCGGAACAGGCGGGTGGGAAGGGTTCCATATCAAGCGGGAAAAGGGGGTTATCGCTGCACCAAGCAACACAACTGTGGCCCAGCCCGAATGCAAGGGATTGGAAGGACAGCGAAGTCAGCCAGGGGAACAGGAAATCGCCGAATCTGGGAACTCAAGTGCATTGGCCTACTCCACGGGCAGCAGATCACAAAGGGGCAACAAGTGCAGATGCAATGAGCAAGGCAGCAGCAAGAGGTTTCAACCCGAACTTGCCGGAACTTACGGCAGCAATATCAGGTGGTGGGAAACTGAACCCAACGTGGGTAGAGTGGCTGATGGGGTGGCCGCTAGGGTGGACAGACTTAAAGCCATTGGAAATGGGCAAGTCCCATTGTGCGCCGCAACAGCTTGGAGATTGTTAAATTGAATTACTTTCAAGCTCACAAACTGCTAGACGAAGTGCGAGATGGACACAATCACAGCTACGCCGACATCACTAAAGCACTTGAACTGGTTGGAGACATTGACCCAGACGTATGCGGAGATGGCACTAGCTGGTGGCGACCAGGCGCAAAAAGATGGCAGACGGGACTACCTGGTGCAACGATTTGTCGAACTGGAACAGGATTTTCCAGGAATCACAGCAATAATTCACCAAAAAATTAAGTTTTTGAAAAAGGAAAAATAAAAATGAATAATTTCATTGATTTTTTAATTGTTAAAGCAGTAATAGAATACAAAGATGGTTTTCGTGGAAAAGCAACATGGAAATTTGATAAAACGTGGCAATCAATTAGTGTTGATGATTGCGTTCATTTGGTAGCTCAATTGATAAACAGCGGTGACAAAAGAAAGGTTATTGGGTCAATACAAATACTAATTGATTACGAAAAATATGTAGAAAAAGAAAAAAAAGATATGCTAAAAAAAGCCATTGAGATAGCCATAAAATGATGCAAATCTGTTTTGAAGTGCCAGGGCCACCAAGAGGGAAGGGCAGGCCACGATTTGCACGGCGGGGTAATTTTGTTAAAACCTACACCGATGCCGCCACTGCAAGCTACGAAAATCAAATCAAATTTTACGCTTTGCAAGCAATGGGCAGCAGTGAACCGCTTAAAACGGCGCTAGAGGCGTTTATTTACGTCAGGCTACCTGTGCCACAGTCATATTCCAAAAAGCGCACTGAGGCCTGTTTAAGTGGCTTGGAGAGGCCATGCAAGAAGCCAGACCTGGACAATGTTGTCAAATCCTTCATGGATGGCATGAACGGCATTATTTACCAAGATGATGACCAGGTAGTTGATTTGCACTCAACCAAAAGGTATTCAGAAAATGCTGGCGTGGATATTTTAATAAAGGAAATAATGTGAAAATTGCAGTCTGGGAACCTGTCCAGGCCCACAAAGAAATGATGACCGTGATCTGGCCTACGCTTAAATCCATGCTGATGGCTGGGCACAAGATGACGATTGAGATTAAGCAAAGCAGGCGCAGCACAGAACAGAACGCCATGTTTCACAGTTTGATAGGCAAAATCAGCACAGCAATGGCGGCAGCAGGCAGCACCTGGACAGCAGATGATTGGAAAAGATTGCTGGTTGACCAGTGGGCGCACGACACAAATCGTCAGATTGGCAAGGTCTGCCCGAGCTTGGACGGGGAGCGCATTGTGCAGCTGGGCCTACAAAGCCATAAATTCAGCACAGCTGAGAGCAGTGAATTTATTGAATTCCTGTACGCTTGGGCAGCAAACAAGGGATTGACGCTGTAATGTGCTATATTTCTATTGCAGTTGCCTTTTGGGGGTGTTGACCCCCGCTTTTTGGACAGATATGCCAAACATTGACGACATTGCTGAGTTCATTGCCCAGCTGTTTCACTCAGCCACGGTGACGCATCTGCTCCATTTGTCCACTGACAGCTACAGCAAGCACAAAGCCCTGGGCAAGTATTACCCTGCAATTGTTGAGCTGACCGACAAGTTTGCCGAGAACTTCCAGGGAAAGTACGAGAAGATTAGGAAGTACCCTGAGGAATACCACAGCGCTAGTGACCCCATTGCTTACCTGCAAGGCATCCAGGCGTTTGTGACCGAGGCCAGAGTGTCATTGCCCGAAGACACAGAATTGCAAAACATTGTTGATGAAATCGCAGAACTAATCAACTCTACCCTGTACCGCCTGCGCTTTTTGGAGTAAACATGAACGGCAAAATGGAAAAAATGGAAAAGATGGAGCCAAAAGCTGAAAAAGCAGCAATGCAGCCAATGGCCCAACCCATGATGAAGGCCAAAGCGCCGCAGCCAATGGGATACTCTGGCACTTACGACAGCGGCAAAATGGATAAGGGCAGCTGCTACGACCACGGACGGAAAAGCGGTCAATGAATTGCGCCACCTGTAGGATGTTCCAAGACCAGCCCATCATGGGCGTCTGTCGGCTGTATCCTATGACGCAAAACAAGCAAAGAACCGATTGGTGTGGTCAATTTGCTGCCATCGAAACCGCCAGGACAATCACAGAAGTGCCTGTTTACGACATAATGACCGACACCATCACCCCGAACATTGTCCCTAGAATCAAACGAAAATACGAGCGTAAAAATGTTCAAGCCACTGCGTGACCGTGTAGTTGTCAAGCCCCAGGTGCGCCAGCTGAGCGACTTGATTTATGTGGACAACAAGGAACCGTTCAACGAAGGCACCATCGTGGCAGTTGGCCCCCTGGTGACCGATGTCGCAGTGGGCGACTTTATCAAGTACGGCAACGGTGATTATCTGAATTGGCCTACCCAGACCGAGAATGGGCAGGATTATCAAATCATTCAAGAGGCCGACATCTGTGCGGTTGTGGAGTTCGAAAATGGCAAATAAACCCGGTTTGTATGCAAATATTCACGCTAAGCAAGAGCGCATCGAGCGCCAAAAGGATGCTGGCAAGACCCCGGAGCGCATGAGATCACCAGGCTCAAAAGGTGCGCCCACCGCAGCAGCGTTCAAAGCCAGCGCCAAGACCGCTAAAAAGCAATGAGCAAGCACGACAAGCCCATCCCGCACAAGACCACGGGCAAGGGCAAGACTTACAACCCGACTGAGCAGGGCGCAGGAATGACTGCTGCTGGACGGGCTGCTTACAACGCAAAGAACAACTCAAATCTCAAGCCGCCAGCCCCAAATCCAAAGACCAAAGCAGATGCAGGCCGCAAGGCCAGCTTTTGTGCGAGGATGGAAGGGGTTGTACAACACGCCAAAGGCCCAGCAGAACGGGCAAAGGCATCCCTCAAAAACTGGAACTGTTAAAGGAAAATTATGTCAAACTCAGTCGCAATTGGTGTCGCATACTCCGACCCAGAATTTACAACTTGCTTTGCCAGTGATTCAATTGGCTACACCAGCGCTGCACAAACAGCAGTAACCCAAGCCACCAGCAAATCCACAGGCGTTACTGCCAACACCAGTGCGGGTCAGATCACAATGAACGCCGCATCATTGGCAACATTGACGAATGTGACCTTTACCCTGACAAACTCGCTATTGAGTGCCAAGGACGTTGTGATTGTGAATGTGGCAAGCGCCAACGCAACCGCAGGAGCTTACAACTGCTGGATTAGCTCAATGTTGGCTGGCAGTTGCACGATCACGTTGCGGAACATCACCGCCGGGTCATTGTCAGAGGCTGTGGTGATCAACTTTGCCATTATCCACGCATCGTAAACCATGATTGGTCAAAGCCTGCTGAGTCAGATGCTCCCTGCAAGCAGGGACATCCGCTATGGGCAAGGCCAGAATCAAGGCCAGATGATGGGCGGTGGCGGTGACGGGCGCAGCGCACCAACGGCATTTGACATGATGTCGAACGCTGAAAAAGCCGCTTTTTACAGCAACAATCCCACGATGGCTGGCATTACCCAGTTTGGTCAAAAGGCAATGAATTACGCCCCCTTTGGGGTTGGTTTGGCAATGCGAGCGCAGCAGGCCATGTTCCCGCAATTTGTGGCTGACCAGCAATCGGTAGCCCGTGGGATTGACCCTGGTACTGGGCTGCAAGTAGGTGGCTATGGTTCGCAACCAGGCACTTCTGGCATAACCCCCACCGGGCTGTACGGCGACCAGTTTGCGGGTATGCCTGCGCCACAGTCTAAAGGGTTTTTTGAATCTTTGTTAAGCGGTATTCTTCCCAGTTCCAATGTGTCTTTAAACCCAGCGCCAGTTGAAACTCGGGAGGTAACGCCTAACCCAAATGCAGTAGCTGCAAGTCTTGGTGGCTACGGTGACGGCATGGGCGGTGGTGGCGGCGGTTCTTATGGTGGGCCTGGCGGCGCTGGCTTTGGTGGCGGTAGCCAAGCATTTGCCGAAGGCGGCATGGTCAGGCTCAAAGACTTGTTAGGCAAGGCACCAGGCCCAGACGATGGCTACGCAGCACTGCAAGACGGCGAGTTTGTCATCAAAAAGGATGCAGTCAAGCGCTACGGCGTCAAGATGCTCGAGCAAATCAACAGGCGCAAGATAGCCAAGAAACAGGTTAGCAAATTCTTCAAGAATCATGGCTGACAATCTGCTCAGTTCTTTTTTGCCAAATGATAGGGCAGCAACGGGGTTTTTCCCGCAGATGAAGCCCAGGCGCAGGTTCCAAGACCCAGAAGCATCAGCCAATGTGCCTTTAGATGTCACCCGAGGGCGGCTGGCTGGGTTGCTTGGTCTACCAGCTGATCTTTTAAATTTAAAACGATTTCTTTTGCCACAAGAAGCGGTTGACGCTTTAGATAAATACCAAATGATTCGGCCAGAGGTTCCTTATGGGACAGAGCAATTTTTAAAAGATTTGCCGTTAGCCCCAACGTCCAGGGTTGGTGAAGTTGCTGGGCAAGCAGGTGCCTTTGTGCCTTTGAACCCGATGCCAGCAGCCAGAGCAGTTGCAGCTGGTGCCAGGGCACTAGGGCCAACGGCGGTAAGGATGGGCGAGGGTTACCTGCAGCGGCAGGGGTTGATGCCTGGAGCAAAAGAGCCAGGAATGTCTTTAAGCAGTTTGATGGACAACCCGCAAGGATTAGCCAATTCAATTACAGAACAAAAAGTTCTTGCTGCACAAAATAAGGTAATGAAAAGCAAAGCATATGACGATTTGTCAAGCAAGCAAAAAGTTCAAGCGTTAGATTCAGTAAGAGCAAAAATTGAAAAAACTGGTGTTGTCAGAAAAAAATCTGATTTAATGAAAGTTGTTAATGGCGAAGAAGACATTGCTGATTCAATATTAACTAACGAGGCATTTAAGATTACTGGAGTAATTCCAAAATCAGTTGTTGATGATGCGTTGCTAACCAGAACCAGGATGAAGGCAGAGCCAGCAACAACACCTGGTGCCGATGCAAGCATCAAAGAGTGGAAAGAATGGGGAGAAAAGCACGGCGTAAATATGACGCTGACCGAACCAAAATCGTTAGGGATTACTGATTTGACCAGCAAACGTGAGGTTCAAATACCAGGTGGTCTGGAAGGCACATTCACAATTCCTGATATGTTTTGGATGAAAGCCAACAATATTGACCCAGCATCATTGCCAAAAGAAACCCATGATGCGTTGATGAAAAAATTGATACGGACGCACAAAGTAGAAAACCCAGATCAAGTTGACGTTTTTAATCGGTTAAATTTTGCTTTGTTGTCCCCCAATGCACCGCTAACGCCCAACGAGTTTTTAGCTCAGCGGCTGCGTTTGACCAACATGGATGAGTTGCAGGCATTGGCTGGGCGAGTCGATGAGCCTGGACTAGGTAGGACAGCACAAGAACAAACGGGAGTGCAAGCAGCTGCTCGAGGCGGCATGGGCGTGTTAGGCACTGCTAATCTAGGCAACCAGGCAATGCTGGCAAAGTTGATTCTGCAAAAACCAGAAATGTTCCAGATGGCCCCCGGCGAGACAATGCGAGATGTGACCATCAGGGTAATGAACCAGGTGCCTGGGCTAGGTCCGAAAACAGCATCACTTGGCACCCCTTGGCTAAACTTGGAAAAGGCCAATACGTCAGCAGTTGACCTTCATATGATTCGTCACTCATTCAATCGGATGTTAGATGACCCGGTAGTTGGTGAAGCGTTTGTCAAACGGATGGCAGGAAAATTAAAAGTAGAGCCAAACAAAACAGCAATTTTAGAAAAACCTGCCCAAGAGGTTGAAGATGCCGCAATTGATGTTATTGGCGGTTCATCATTGGCAAAAATGTATCGGACAAAATCTGGTGAATTGAATGCAATCCCAGACATTGCAACGCCTGACAAATTGGCGTATGAGCCAAAACAAATACAAGATTTCAACCCGTTTTACAAGCGAGTGGTTGACTATGTAGATGAGTCCAGGGGAATGAACCCTGAGCTAGAGTTGTTTCCAGAGCAGTGGCGCAAGTGGGACATTTACCGCCAGCGCATAGAGCCACATGAGTTTGCCCATCCTGACTACCGATCATTGCCGCGGCAGTCCTGGACTGAAATGCGGGATGCTTTGACTGCTCACAAGCAAGCTGGCTACACACAAGCTGACAATCCAGTGATGGCACCAACTGATTGGCGCAAGCTGTATTACGGCAGCATACCCCCATTAGGTGTGGGTGCAGCATTACAAGACCAGCAGCAGAACAGTCTCAATTCATTCATTCAATAACAGGACAGAAAATGCCCCTAATCAAGTCACCTAGTCCTAAGGCGATGAGCAAGAACATTGGCAAGGAAATAGCAGCAGGCAAGCCTGTTAAGCAGGCAGTGGCAATTGCGTACGCAGTAAAAAGAGAAGCAGCCAAAGACGTTAAAGCAAAAAAGTAATGCTTAAAATTGTCCTTGTTGTTATTGTTGTTTTAGTAATCTGGGCATTGATTGAGAAAATTTGATGTACAATTTTTTGGTCAAGTGGTGCAACACAAGACGGTATGAGGCCATTTTCTCATGCGTTACCCCCCAAGGGAACTGATGTTGCACCATCAGAGCGCAGCAGAAAGTGGCTTTTTGCGTTCCAGTACCGATTGCTGATGGCGAAACAATGAACCCTGTTACGGTTGCTATCGAGAAAAGTGATGCGCTTACTGACAAGCCAGCGCGTGAACTTGCTAGGGGTATCACAGGAACAGAGCAGAACGGTGATGTGACGACTAGCCCAACGATACGGGCGCTCTGGAAATCGAACCTAGCCCTTATGGGTGCAGTAGTCGAAAGATGGCTGAAGTCTGGTGGATATCACCCGCTTGGCTTGTCCTGTGGTTAAAATACAACAAACCAGCTCCCCCATATAAAAATGAGAACCGAACCTGTTAAAGGCTTAATCCCGCAAGCGGCCCATGAGCCAACCGACAAAATGAGAAAACTGGTTGAGAACACCAGTGGGTTGGGCCTGCCTCACGAGCAGATTGGCATCCTGGTGGGAATAGACGACAAGACGTTACGCAAGTATTACCGCACCGAGCTGGATACGGGCAAGGCCAAGGCCAATGGGCAGATAGCCAAGACCCTGTTTGCCAAGGCCACAGGCGGCGACACCACGGCATTGATCTGGTGGACAAAGACCCAGCTGCGGTGGGCCGAGACAGTCAAGCAAGAGATCACTGGCAAAGACGGGGAAGCGCTCCAGGGCATCCAGGTCACGTTTGTCAAGCCCAATGAATGACGCCAAGGCCGAGTTCCCACTCAAGCTGCAAAGCCTGTTCCAGCGCAGCCGTTACAAGGTTTGCTACGGTGGCAGGGGCGGGGCTAAGAGCTGGGGCATTGCTCGAGCATTGCTGATCAAAGGGGCCAAACAGCCAACCCGCATACTCTGCGCCCGTGAGTTCCAGACAAGCATTAGGGATAGCGTCCACAAGCTGCTGTGTGACCAGATTGAGGCATTGGGCCTGCACAGTTTCTACGAGATCACCCAGGCCAGTATCCGTGGCTCTAACGGCACCGAGTTTGCCTTTGCCGGGCTGAAGAACAACATCAGCAACATCAAGTCATTTGAGGGCGTGGACATTTGCTGGGTGGAAGAAGCCCAGACCGTCAGCCGCTTGTCCTGGAACGTGCTGATACCAACCATCCGCAAGGAAGACAGTGAGATATGGGTCAGCTTTAACCCTGAGCTAGAAACAGACGAGACCTACCAACGATTTGTTGTCAAGCCGCCTGATGACTGCATCCAGATCAAGGTCAACTGGTCAGATAACCCCTGGTTTCCAGAGACACTGCGCCTGGAGAAAGATGCGCTCAAGCAAAGGGACGAAGAAGCCTACAACCAGGTCTGGGAAGGGCTGTGCCGCCAGACAGTGGATGGTGCCATCTTTGCCAAGGAAATGCAGCAGGCCGAGATGGATGGGCGTATCTGCCGGGTGCCGTTTGACGCCACAAAGCCTGTACACGCTGTCTTTGACTTGGGATGGTCTGACAGCACCGCCATCTGGTTTTTGCAGTTTGTAGGCATGGAAACCAGGCTGATTCGGTACATTGAGGACAGCCAGAAGACCATCAGCTTTTACTTGGCAACCATGCAGACGTATGGCTACCACTACGATACGGTCTGGCTCCCGCACGATGCAGAGAACAAAACGCTAGCAGCAGCTGGGCGCAGCATTGACGACATTGTGAGGGCAGCAGGCTACAAAACCCACATTTTGCCCCGAGTGCCTGTGGTGGACAGCATCAACGCCGCCAGGACAATATTCCCCAATTGCTACTTTGACCGAGAGCACTCAGCCGATGGGCTGGCCTGTTTGCGCCATTACCGCTACGAGGTAGACCCAGACACCGGGCAATTCAGCCGCAACCCCCTGCACGACCACTACAGCCACGGTGCTGATGCCTTCCGGTACATTGGCCTTATGATTCGGGAACCAGCCAAGCGCAAACCTAAACCCATGCTCGAGGCCGCAGGCAGCTGGATGAATTAAGGATGACCATGAACGACCCTCGCATTGACGATGCCATTAAGTTTTGGCAGCTGGTGAACGACAGCGACAGCACTAATCGCAGCGAAGCCCTGCAAGACATACGGTTTGCAGCTGGTGACCAGTGGCCTGTGGAAATCCAGAACAGCAGGAACCTCGAGGCCAGGCCATGCCTGACCATCAACAAGATTGATGCTTATGTGCGCCAGGTGACCAACCAGCAACGTATGCAGCGCCCCCGCATCAAAGTGCATCCAGTGAACAACCTGGCAGACTACAAGATTGCCCAAGTGCTGGAAGGCATTACCCGTCACATTGAGGTCAACAGCAACGCCGATACCGCCTACGACACCGCCTTTGACTATGCAGTGCGTATGGGCTGGGGTTACTGGCGCATCAATACCAAGTATGTCAGCGAGGATTCTTTTGACCAGGAAATCTACATTGATGCCATCGACAACCCATTTACGGTCTACTTTGACCCCAACAGCGTAAGACCAGACGGTTCAGATGCCGAGCGTTGCTTGGTTACAACACTGTTAAGCAAGACCATTTTTAAGGAAATGTACCCAGACGCTGATGATGGGGCCAACTTTACGCACCGCAGCACTGGTGACAATTCCGCAAGCTGGGTGACCAAAGAGGATATTCGGATTGCTGAATTCTTCTACGTCACCAGGGAAAAGGCCAAGCTGTACTTGTTGAGTGATGGCAGCAGTGGGTTTGCAGACTCTGACCGATTCCTTGAGCGTGTAGCAGCCGCAGGATTGACGGTGGTGGATACCCGTGAGAGTTTCCGCAGGGCAGTCAAATGGTGCAAGATGACAGCGCTCGAGATTTTGGAAGAAAAGACCTGGGACGGCAAATACATTCCCATCGTGCCCTGCTACGGCGCTCAAGTGATCGTTGACGACAAACGCAAGAAGTATGGCCTGGTGCGGTTTGCTAAAGACCCCCAGCGGATGTACAACTTCTGGCGCACCAGCATGACTGAGAGCATTGCCCTGGCACCAAAGGCCAAGTGGCTGCTTGCTGAAGGCCAGGACGAAGGCCATGAAAATGAATGGGCATTGGCAAACATCAAGAGCAGCCCTGTGCTGCGTTACAAGCAGAAAGACATAGAAGGCCAGCCTGCGCCAGTTCCAGTGCGCCTACAGCCCGAAGCGCCCCCCGCAGGCATCATGGACGCTGCCAGTGCCATCAATATGGACTTGCAAATGGTGCTGGGTATCCTGGACCCTAACCAGCTGCCAAGCGGCAACATCAGCGGCAAAGCGCTCCAGGGGCAGCAGAGCCAAACTGATCTGAGCAACTTCCATTTTTACGACAACCTGACCCGCAGCATCAAACATACGGGCAAGATTCTGCTGGATTTGATACCCAAGATTTACGATACCCAGCGGGTGATGCGGATTATCGGCAGCGATGGACAGCCAGACATGACCACCATCAACGAACAAACCGCGGTGGGCGAAGTGTTGAACGATGTGACGGTGGGCGAGTATGACGTTGTGATGGACACTGGGCCAGGGTTCCAATCCAAGCGCCAGCAGGCTGTTGAGGCCATGATGCCACTACTATCAGGCAACAAGGAACTGTTTGACCTGGCAGGCGACCTGGTGTTTAGGAATATGGACTTTCCAGGCGCAGATGTGATTGCTGACAGGCTGGCAGCTAGAAACCCGATGGCGCAGATTGACGAGAAATCTGAAGTGCCGCCCCAGGTGCAAATGCAATTGGCGCAGCAGCAGCAACAACTGCAACAAATGCAACAGCAATTACAAGCCGCCCAGCTCGAGATCAATAACCGAGGGCAGATTGCCAAGATGCGGGATGATGGCGAGACCAGGCGCAAGCTGATGGACGTTACCGCACGGGCGCATAACACCGAAACAATGGCAGAAGTTAAGGTTAATGACCAGAATACCCGTGCCGTGACCAGCCAGAACAAGACTGAACTGGATGCAATTGTGCAAATGTTGCTGCATAACATGGACACCAATCGACTGATGCAAGAAATTGACCGTAGGAATGTTGAGCAGGGCCAATATGCCCAATTTGCTGCCCAAGATATTAGCGAAGGGGCCAACCCATTGATTCAACCAGCTCAGCCGATGCAATAATTGCTAAACCATTTGTTTTCGGGTAATATTGCCCAAACCCGACCCGTGGGTAGTAACGGGGCAAATCCTTGGAGTAATCCATGTCTGAAGTAGCGATAAGTGAAACGCAGAAAAGACTTGAGGCCACTACGGTCACAAGCGAAAATTTAGCTGAATTCCAAGCTGAAAAGCTAGGTTTAGCTGACAAGCCGCCCCGTGAGGCTATTGAAACAATAGAGCCACAGGATGACGACAGTCAGAGTGAACCAGCCAGCGAAGACCAGCAAACAACAGAGGAAAAAAGACGACCTAAGATTGAACGGCGATTTGAGGCAGTAACCAAAGCCCGTGACGAAGCAAAGCAAGAAGCCTTGCGGGAGCGTGAAGCCAGGTTAAGTCTTGAACAGCGGTTAGCGGAAATGGAACGGCAGCAAGCGCCAAAGGGCGAAGCCGAACCAGACCCAAGCCAGTTTACCGATATGTTTGAATATGCCAAGGCATTGACAGACTACAAGGTTGACCAGCGACTGGGGGAAGAAAAGCAGAAAGCGGTACAGGCAAAGGTGCAGGCCGAGAAAGAGCAGGTGTTAAACACCTGGTCAGAACGGGTCACACAAGCCAAAGCAAGTATCCCGAACTTTGAGCAAGTGGTAAAAAGCGCAGACATGACAGTGGTCAATGAAGTGCGAGATGCCATCTTTGAGTCAGATGTTGGGCCACAGCTGCTGTATCACCTTGCTGATAATCCCGAGTTCGTTGAAAAGCTGCAAGGGATGACGCCAGCCGCACAGCTGCGACAAATTGGGAAGTTAGAGGCCATGTTTGAAAAACAAGACTCAAAGCCTGTTGTGCAGAAAAGTCGAGCTAGTCCACCGATTAACCCGATTCGGTCAGCCGCCACCGGGCGTGATGTTGCATTAACTGCTGATGGGCAGTTTCATGGCAGCTATCAAGCCTGGAAAGCAGGTAGACTTAACGGGCAAATTCGATAACCATTTTTTAAGGAAATATCATGGCAAATAATTTGCTTACCATCAGCATGATCACCAACGAAGCGTTGATGGTCTTGGAAAACGAGTTGACTTTTACGAGCCAAGTTGAGCGTAACTATGACGATCAATTCGCTGTAACAGGCGCAAAGATTGGCGCAACATTAAATGTTCGCCGTCCTGGACGCTTTGTCGGCACCTCTGGCCCAGCGCTGAATGTGGAAGACTTTAACGAGACATCCGTCCCCGTTACCCTGTCTACACAGTTCCACGTTGATACCCAGTTCACCACGCAAGACCTGGCACTGTCACTTGATCGCTTTAGCGATCGAGTGCTGAAACCAGCTGTGGCTGCTATTGCCAACAAGATTGACCGTGATGGCCTGGTTATGGCAAAAAATAACACTGCCAACATTGTCGGCACTGCTGGCACCGTCCCCACCAGCTTGCTCACCTACCTGACGGCAGGCGCATACCTGGACTCTGAGGGCGCACCCCGTGATGGACGCCGAGCCTGCATCGTTGAGCCATTCACTGGTGCAACCATTGTTGACTCGCTCAAAGGTCTGTTTGTGCCAAGCAACACCATCGCCAAGCAATACGAGCGTGGCATGATGGGTAAGGACTCAGCAGGCATGATGTGGAAGATGGATCAGAACGTGGTTAGCCAAACCTTTGGCTCCTACTCCACTGCTACCCTGGCCTGCGCTACTACCACGGCAACGGGCTTTCTGACCAGCGGCTGGGCATCAACGTCCACCATTGCTCTGACTGCAACCACTGCTACGGCTGGACTCAAGCAAGGCGATACCATCACCATTGCAAACATCTTTGCAGCTAACCCACAAAATCGTGCAGCTTACGGCTCCAACCGTCTGCGTAGTTTTGTTGTCCAGGCTGATGTGACGGTTGCAACCTCTGGTACGACTTCTGTGATCGTCAGCCCTGCTGTGATTACTGCTGGTCAATTCCAGAATGTGGTGGTCAATAGCACCAGCGCAACCGCAGTGGTGACCCCGTTCAACAACACTGGCACGGTTTCGCCACAGAACATTGTGATGCACAAAAATGCCTTCACGATGGCCTGCGCTGACCTCGAGCTGCCAGATGGTGTCCACTTTGCAGGCCGTGCAGCTGACAAGGAACTGGGCCTGTCCATGCGGGTTGTGCGCCAGTACACTATCAACAATGACTCAATCCCAACCCGTGTAGACGTTCTCTACGGCTGGGCACCGCTGTACCCCGAGCTTGCTTGCCGGGTTGCCGCTTAACACCTACCACTAAGGAGTAACTATCATGGCAAATCCAGGCGCAGCAACAACTACCACCGTCCACCCGCAAGTTCTGTCGAGCAACCAGGCCATCCGCTTGATCGCTTACGCAACGAGCGTTTCCATCAATGCCACTGGCGATGCGGTCATCACCCTGCCCGTCATCAACACCAGCACCTATAACGTCACCAATGTTGTCATCACCAATGCCAACAAGGATGTGTCTGCTGGTGCTTTGGCAATTTGGACGGGTGCAGCAGGTACGGGAACTGAAATCGTCACCAACGCAGCACTGACCAACAACACCAGTTCAGCCTACGTCACCAAATCCACGGTGGTAGCAGCTACTGGCACAGCAAACCTTTCGGCCCAGACGTTCTACGTCAAAGTCGGAACTGCTGTAAGTGGCGGCACGGTTGACATTTATGTGTACGGTACTGATTTCACAGCGTTCTAAACTGTAGGTTTTCAGTAAAACAAAAGGGGACTGTTCGCAAGGGCGGTTCCCTTTTTCACTAAAAAATCATGGCTACCACATCCTTATCCCCTACGCCCAAGCTGCAATTCTTTGATCTGAACGGCGCACCATTGTCGGGTGGGCTGCTGTACACCTACGCTGCTGGCACAACCACGCCACTAGCCTCTTACACCGATTCCACAGGCAGCACTGCCAACACCAACCCCATCGTCTTGGACAGCCGTG